CGCCGTTCGGCATACTGCCTGTATACGCCCAGTTGACTAAAGCGCGTGTGGTCTCAGCGATAAACTCAGTTCCGGGGCGACGACGCATCCCGCCTTGAGGGACGATCACAACATTATCGGCAGTCTCGACCGCCTGATAATACTGGTTGATATCAACACGGCCCTTGAGAAGCGGGGATATTTCGCCACTTACAAAGCTAGACTGAATAAATCGAGTCTTAGCCATTAGAACCTCACACTAGCGAATGGGTTGCTCCGTATCCGCTCAACTGGGGCTTGCTGAGAGTCTGTGAATCGCGCCATGCGAGACGCATTTACATAAGCCGACGCCATCTCTGCCCTTGCCGATGCGCTGTCTCTAATGCTTGCGGCGAAGTCCATAGCCAATGCGTACTCAATCACCTTTGCAAAGTACACAGGCCAGTCGGCTTCAGCCACGTTATAGATGTAATCAGCGTATAGGTCTGCGGCGGAGTTGCTGTACAGCTTGTCTCCATATACTTGGTAGTTGGCATCAGGTGACACAGTGATTAAAAACACCATGTCCGTCGGTAGCTGATACACACTATTCCATGTATTAGGGTCTGGCGGCGTACTGACTAGCTTGGTTATCTGCGCCTGCTTACGTGCAAATGTCCACCGATGCTTGCTTAGCTCAGTTTGGACGATGTTGTCGTATAGCTTGTCTGCAACAACCTCTCGCCGAGTGCCGCCAGTTAGTGAGCTAACGGGTGTGTCGCCAATAAGAATCAGCGCGTTGCTAATTAAGTCGATCTTTGTCGCCATAACTCACCTAGAAATAGAATGGCCCCCGAAGGGGCCGGGTAAGACTTATGCAGTCTTGTCGTACTGGACTTTAACCAAACCACCTTCGTCACGTACAACAGAGCCAGCCTTGAGCATACCGTTGGTAAGCCATGCTGTCTTCTCAGGGACGTAGTTGATTTCAGTCTTCATGTCGATACCGATAGCAAGACCTACCGCTGGACGCTGGAAGAACCAAGAGTCAACGATGTTAGCCGCTTCAGTTAGACCGCCTTCTGAGCGAGTCTCGATCACGATGAACTGGAAACCACACAGAGTGTTGATTTCGCCAGATACAAGCGCCTTGATAGCCTGATAATCAGCAGAAGTTGCCTTTTGATCGTTAAGCAGACCACCAAGACCTTGCGCTTCGATAGCCGCAAAAAGCTCAGAGTTAGGTACACCCTGATCACGCAACTCAACCTGTGCTTCGATTACCTTAGCCATAGACAGGTTCGCACCGCCAGCCGCTACAGTTGTAGTAGTTGGGGTTGATCCATCCATTGCGTCGATAACAAGCTGGTCACAACGACGACCAAGAGCGCCAGCGATAGTGTTCGCCAACTCTTGCTTCTCGTCAAAGTTTACTTCTTGCGCGTCAAAGATGTCTGTGAACTCAGGTGCGTTCCAGTTAGCCAGAGTTGCAGTCTTGAACTCGTGGCCGACACCCATCGCAACTACATCTGCGGCGGTTGCCTTCTGGTTCGCTGTGCCTTTGCCCATGCGACGGAATTTGTAGGTATCACCTACGACGTTGTTACGTACAGTGACAGCGTTCTTGAGCAAGCCCATACCTTGATAGGCGTGCTTCACCATGCTGTCAAATTCAGTTACCGCTACTGCGGAGAGATTTACTGACATGATTCAGTCTCCTCTATGTCAAATCTACAAAAATGATTAAGAGGTTTTAGACTGAGTACCCGATAGCCGGTCAGTCGTTCAACCTAAACTATCGGGCCTTAAAGAAAGGGGTATCCGACGTGCCGATGATACCACAAATAAAATGTTGTTAGCCAACCGTCCTATTATACGGACGATCACCACCAAACTCTTTCATCATGCGCTGAATCTTGCGTTCATGGTTTTGGTCAACAGAGCGCAATAGCTGGCCTGTGTCGGATTTCTTGAACATCTCAGCTTCAATGTCCTCCCACGTAATGCCACCCGGCTCGACATGACCATCAATCGGCAACTTAGCTGGAGCAGTAGACTTGATCAGCGCCTCAACTAGCTCGATTGCTTCCGCACTGTTCACGCCATACCGGACACGCTCGTAGGTATCGGAATCGAGATTGTTCTTCATAAACTGCTCGACAACCTTCACGCGCTCAACAGCATTATCGCCTAGCTTCTGAAGCTCCATCTCCATCGAGACTTCTTCGACAGCCTGTTCTTGTGCAGTCAGAATCTCCCATGCGTCATTCAGTGCAGATTGCGACATATTGGTGCGCTCACCGAACGACACAAGCTCCTGCCAGAGCGAATCATCCTGATCAACGCCCTCAATTGTTGCGTATCCCTCTTTTGGTGCGCCAGTAAAGCCACCAAACTTCTTCTCAAGCTCGGTGTATGCCTTCGCTTGTTCTGCGACTGATTTGTATTTGTCGGCTTTGTACCACTCAGGGGTATCGCCAACGCCCTTGATGCCTTCACTCAGGAAGTATTCGCCTTCGCCCAGTGTGGGTTCTGCGGCGTCTACTAATGAATTCAGGGTATCGTTACTTTCTACGGCCTGCTCGTCCATGGTTTATCTCCAAGGTAGGTTAATGACAGCCCTGCGCGGGCTGACGGGTTGGTGTTTCTGCATGATTACCTCAAGCCTTCGCTTGCCATTCATCAAAGCGAGGTCATTCACATCAATCCAATCGACATGATGCCCGTCTTTGTAACACCGGAAAGCCCGAAATTTGTGTAGGTATTCAAACCTCTCAAAGCCATACTCATCGTGTAGCCCGGACAGCCAATCAAGGTCGCATCCGATTTGCTTTAGATGGTCTGTATGTTCGCAGACTAACTCGTATTTTGGCTTTGCTTTGCGCGTTCGTTTCTTTGGTTCTTCGCTCATACTCTCTCCGCTTGCTGTATGTAGTGAATAATCAGCCTGATTACCCCTGCCTCACCATTGTGATACGCCGCTTCATACGCGACGTTCTGGCTAGATAGGGATGTAGAGTTGTCGAATAGAAAGCGCCGGGTCAGATCCTCTAAAACCTTCTGCCCATCCTCAGTGCCGAAGCACCGATGGTAGGCTTTGGTTAGTTCTGTGATCTCTTGTTGGGCTTTGGCTTTCTGTTTCTTAGCGTCCGGGCTTGCGCCCTCAATAGTTTCCCATGTCATAGAATAATTTTGTTCTTCTCATACCATTCAAGTTCGTTTGGCTTTAGCGCATCTACCTGATTAGCTCGCGCCTCAACTTCATCCGGGTGATTGCGGTATCCATGCTTCAACGCCAGCCAGAGATAGCGTGCGTAAAAGCGTACAACGCCACGCTCCTGTATCTGATAGCAGTGCTGTAGCTCATGCCGGAACAGTATCTTGTTCTGCGTTTCGGTTGGATAGGGTTTCACGAACACAAAAGGCCACAACACGATCCCGTGGTAGCCGATTGGAAACCAGTTATTCCTTACAACCCAGAACTTCATTCAGCCGGTACCGGTTGTTCTTGTTGCATCATCTGTGCTTGTGCGCCAGCTTGGATGATCTGCTGTTTCTCGATGTCAGATCGCACCAACTCTGCTGGCATCCCTGTCTTGTTTGCCGCCCATGTACCAAAGTCTTCGGTCTTGTATGCCATTAGCACCTGTTCAGGGCCGGACGTACCCAATACGAACTGTACGGCCTGCTGAACGGCTAACAGATCCTCACCATCCTGCGCTCGTGCCAGTGGCGACGTGAACTTGATCTGCACATCACGCCCATCTAGCTCGATAGGAACGATCAATCCGCGTCGAGTCAGTATAGCGACGACACGCTTGAGTATTGGTATGAGTACCTCGGTCTGAAGTCGCCCAAATGCCGACCCGATCCGCTTTGCAAGCTCTCTGGATTCAATAGCAACTTCAGTGGCGCTACGAACAGGACCAGCAGGATCACGCAGATCGTTGAACAGTGCCAACTTGATAGCGTTCTGTAGCTCCACGATTTCGAATTGCGCGAGAGCAAGGTTCGATCCTGTATCGAGACGTTGAATTGAAGGGTTGTTGGTGTTGTTTGATCCGACTGGAATCACGACACCCGGTGCGATAACCATATTGTAAGGGTTAGTCACGCCGTCGTCAGTAGCCGTGTACATTCCTGCCAAATCTATCGCGGCTTTTTGCAGTACAAACTCTTTCGCCTTGTTCAATGAGCGCACATCAGGCAACGCTTGCATTGCTGGACCGCGACCACGGACCTCACCAGCCACCTTTGTGTAGCGACCAGTGACCCATGGACTAGATGCACCAAACTCTTCAGTCCATGAGAACCGCTCTTCGCCGTCTACCCACAAGCATCCGTAGTAGTTCTTGGTCTTGGGGTCGAATATAACGCCCTCAGATACCTTTACTTCGGAGT